GCGGCGGCAGCGGGCGGCGCAGCCAGCGCGTTGGCGGGGGCAACAGGCGCCGCAGCGCCGGGCAGGCCAAGGCGAGCAGCTTCTGCCGCGTAGGATTCCTTTTCCTCCAACGCTTGGACCGTCTTGGTCATCATCTGAATGGCGTTGGGGTCGCGGGACTTGATTGCAAACGCTAGGCCCTGACGCGCCGTAGCCATATTGAGCGGCGTGTTGTTCTGCTCAAACAGCGCGCTGACTTTCCCCAAGTACTCATCGGCCTCAGCTTGCCTTACGGCAGCAGCGCGGCGGGCTCTCGCCTGCTCCTCGCGGTCAGCGGCCATCGCTTGACGTTCGCCGCGCTGCGCCAGCATGTTCTCGCGCTGCGCGAGCATGTTCTCGCGCTGCATCGCCATCTGTTCAACTTGCGCCTGACGCAGCATGTTGCGCTCGGCGTCAGCCTGGCGCATCTGCATACCTTCCATGTACCGCGCCCCGATGCTCGGGGTCTGCGCAAGGATTCCAAAATTGACGGCCATGTCTACTCCTTAACCACCGCCACCAGGCATCAGATACGTCGGTTGCGGCCCGTACATCCTAGCGTACAAACTGGCGATGTCGCCGGCACTGCGCTGATACGCGCTGCCGCTGGCCAACAGCGCGTTGGCCGCGGTGTTGCCTTGGTTCATCATCAGGTTGCCAATGTTGGACGCCGTGCCGGTCAGCAGGTTGCCAGCCGACGTGCCGTAGTTCTGTCCTGCTGACGTCAACTGCTGTGCGGTCGTACCGCCGACGCCCGCCAACCCGGCCAGTCGGTTGTACTCCTCGCTCTCGCGGGCGCGCAACGCGTTGTACTCGGTCAGCCCGCGGTTGAAGGCGTTGCCGTATTCCTGCGACGCCGCCTCTTGGCCGTAACGAGTCAGCGCCTTGCCCGTGCCGCCACTGAGCAGACCGCCGCGAGCCGCCGCGCTGCGCTCCAGCGCCTTCAGGCCCTCGCTCAAACGGAACCCGTAGCCGGGATCAGTCGTCAACTGGTCAGGCCGGAACTGGAACGCCGGGGGCATCGCGTTGGTGCGGCCTTGCATCAGCGCCAGCGCGTTGGTGCCTGCGTCATAGAACGGTTTTTGCCGCGCGACCGCCTCGTCGTACATGCGCTGCTGCAGCGCCAACGCTTCTTTTGCCGACTCGCGCTGCAATTCAGCCGCGCGGGTGGCCGCAGCACCAGAGGCTTCTGCTGCGCTCTCAGCCGCGTTGGCAGACATGACGCCGCCGATCACCGACGCGGCGGCGGGGATGATGAAACTGAAAGGGTCCACAGCAGTTGCTCCTCGTGCAGCCGCGCTGGCCGCTGCAGATGTGGCGGCGGTAGCACCGGGCGCGCCGATGCCGGGTGCAGCATTGGCCGCAGCCGCAGCCGCCTCGGGGGCCGCGCCAGCCGCAATCGCCGTGTCGTACGCGGTGGTCTGCGCGCCGCTCATTCCAAAATCAGCAGCCGACATGCCCGCAAAGCCAGCAGACGGCGTGATGCCCGACGCGGCGGCAGCAGCGTTGTACCCGTAGCCTGGCGTGCCAATGGCAGCTTCCAGCGCAGCGGGCGTCAGTTGCGCGGTTGCCGGGGCTGCCAAGGTGTTGACTGCGGCAGGCGCGGCGGCAGCAGCAGGCAGCGCGGCGGGGGCAATCGCGGCGTTGTAAGCCGCAGTCGTCCCAAATTCAGGAATTAGCCCTGCGGCGATATCAGCAGCGGCTACGTCTGCTGCTGTTGCACTAGCAGCCCCAGCACCAGCCCCGGCGCCGCCGCCGCCCGCCAACGCAGGCGCTAAATAGTTGGCGCCAAGATAAAGAGCAACCATCGGCGCAAGTTTTTCAAAAACTGAACCGGAACCCCTTATTTGCTCACCTTGCAGCGAACCGTCTGGTGTCAATAGCCCAAACGTTACTTTTCTTTTATTTATTTGATCTGCTTGAGCCGCAAGATCATAGCCTGCTGCCTGCGCTTTTTTAATAAATCCCGTGAACTCCGGCGCAATAACATTATCTGTCCCACCTTCTGCTTCCGGGTTTGAACTTGGTACTGCATTGTAAAACGGGCCGGTATACCCCAAAGCCTTTGCGTAAGGTATCCAGTTGCTGGGCTCGCTCAAAAAACCATATTCATATGCAGGCCCCGTTTTATACCAGCCAGAATCTTGGTCCCAAACGTCCTGAACTTGTGACCCTATATCTGCCGCCGTAAGGTATTTTTTAGCCATTACCTCAGCCCCCAACCGTAAACTGTGTGCGTCCGCATGTTCGTATCACTGCGTCAAATCGTAGAAGGTCAAAGATTGCCCTGCCTCACCTCACCCAATGCGCCAGTTGGTGCCGTCGCTGTACACGGGAACGCCGTTTGCCCCGCCAGCAGCCACAATCGACGCGAACGTCGTGGCGTTGGCGTCGGTCACAAACGCCCGTGCCCCAGCCCCTGCTGTGGCCGCAGCGGGCAGTGTAGCCACCGTCAGCGTGCCGTGGTTGAAATACTTGACGCTGAACGTGAGCGTCAAGCCTGGCACGCGAAACGACGTGACGCTGGAGTTGCCGATGGTCACCTCGTTGCTGACGGTGGCCGATGACGCGTCGGCGTCGTGGCCGATCACCGTGTTGTTGCTGCCGGTCGTGATGCTGTTGCCGGCCTGGTAGCCCACAGCCGTGTTGTTGCCGCCAGTGGCCAGCAGCAGCGCGTCGCTGCCGAGCGCGGTGTTGTTGCTGCCGGTGGCCACCGCGTTCAGCGCTCGGTATCCCACGCCCGTGTTGTAGTTGGCCGTAGTGGCGGTCGTCAGGGCGTTGTAGCCCAGCGCGGTGTTGTAGTCACCGCCCGTGTTGGCGTCCAACGCCCCCGCGCCAAACGCCGAGTTCTGGATGCCGTCAGTGGTCGCCGTCATGGCGTCGTAGCCCACCGCCGTGTTGTTGGTGCCGGTGGTGTTGGAGTCCAGCGCCGTGTTGCCCACCGCGACGTTGGTGGCAATCTGGTTGCCGCCTTGGCCCACCGTCACACCCACTTCCTTTGTCAGTTCAAACGAAGCGTAGATGTTGTCGTCCGTCTTGATGGTGACGCCTGCGGACGTCTGCAGGATGAACTTGTATGATGCGCCTGCGGTCAGCCAGATCTGCGCGGGGGTGCGGCCTGCGCTGTCCAGCACGATGGGGTTCGTGTTGTTGGTGGCCGCCGTTGAGTCGGTGAATGTCGTCGCGGGTGTGGTCGTGCCGGCGTCGTAGGTGTAGATCAGCCCACCGTTGAGCGGCACGCCGTTGTTGTCGAAGAACTGAGCGCCTGCGCCGGCGTATTGGGAAAGGCTAACCGCCATAGTGCCCTCTTACTGTTGAATCTGGCTCACCGCCAGCACAATTGCGGGCGCTGCCGGGGCGAACGCCGTCGCAGCGACATTATCCACAAGGATGGCCGTATCGTCCGCAGCGAACATGATCTCAATGTAGTCGTTTGCCGCCAACGAGAAAAACTCGGCCATGGCCACGGCGGTGTACCCGTTGTTGATGTTGATCGTCACCAATCGAGCCGTGTTGGCGATGTTCGTGCCGTTCTTGCGGAACCACAGCCAAACCGTTTTGGCGCTGCTGCTGGTGCTGCCAATCTGGACGGTGGCGTTGAACTGGTACAAGCCTGACTGCGACAGCACGATGCGCGAGGCCGGCGAGCCAATGCTGATGCCCTCGGAAATGTCGGCGTTGTCGAACGTCAGCGCGTAGGCCGTGTTGATGAGCGCGGGCGATTGGTCGCTGGTTTTGCTGAACTCGCCGTAGTACTTCTGCTGCTCAATCGTTGGCCGCACAAAGATGACGCCTGCCGTGGCGCTCTTGATCAACACCGCGGCCAACGGAATCACGTTGTTCGGCGCGGTAGGCTTGACGTTGGTGAACGCCCCCGCCACTGTTGGGCTGGCGTACAGAATGTCGCCGACGTTGAACGCGCTGGTGTCGATGCCGCTGACCTCGCCCCACACGCAACACAGCCCCGTCGATCCGCTGTCAGGTATCTGCTCGGTCAGCACGCCAAGAATGAACAGCGTGGGCGTGCTGCCGTCAGCCAAGTACGGCGCGACCGACAGCACGTTGTTGGACCCTACACCCGCAAACCCCACCGCCGTGCCCTTGGGCATCGTTGACCCGGTAGAGTTCTGCACAACGGTGTACTGCTGCAGCGCCGCGTCCTCGATGGACGACTGCAGCAGCTGGAAGAAGCGGAACCAAGCGCGGGTGGTTAGCGCCCCAGCATCTACCAGCGGGTCGCGCGAGGCCGGCACGCGGGGGGCCAGTTGCATATCAGGCGCGGGTTGGGCTCATGAGCACTTCAGCACCCATGATGGCGATCTTCACGGGGTCTGTGCCGCTGATCTCGTACACGCGGTCGCGCAGCTTGAGCGTCATGCCCAGCCGGCGCCAGAACACGCGCTTGCCGTACTCGCCGATCTTGCCCATGCTGGCCCAATGCTCGTTTGACCAAGTGTGGCCACCATCGTCGCTCCAACGCAGCATGACCTCGGGGTTGACGCCCAGCACGGTTGAGGTGTTGACGGCGCTGATGAAGTCGCCGTTTTCCAACAGCAAGAAGTCGCCGTCTTCAGCCAGCAGCAAAAACGTCTCGGAGTTCAGCACCCCCACGCCCGACTCGCAGTCAAGTTGCAGCGTGTGCTGCGCCGTGCGGCGCAGGTTGTTTTGGCCAGGCGGCAGCGCCCGCCACGACCGCAGCCACCGCTGCACCTCGTTGTTGTCGCTGTAGACATCAAGGTCGAACGCATACACCAAGCCGTTCATCCAGTCGCCAACGACGACTTCGCCGTTGAAGTTGGCTTGGCAGTTGCTGCGGTGCCGCACGAACTGCGTGCCGTCCCAGCCCGCACGCTCATGCCACGCGCTGGTGGCGACGTCATAGCACCAAGTCGCATTGGCAGTCGGGAACGTCAGCATGTAATACGAATGGCCGTCCTGCTGGTACGAGTAGCCAATCGCATCGTTCAGTACGCCGTACTGCTGAATCTGCCACTCAACGGCGTGCGTGCTGATGCGCTGGCCGTTGTAGCCGTTGTTGCGATAGACGATGCCGTTGCCGCGCGCGTCCGCGCCCAGCCAGAACACCGAGTTGTCCAACTTGGCCACGCTGTAAGGGGCTGCGCAGCCGACCTCCATGAACGCGCCGGCAATGCGGGCAAGCGGGAAGTCAGCCAATCCAGCGTTGTACCAGACCTCAATAGTGTTGGTGCCGAACAGCCACACCTCGCGGTGGTTGACGTTCAGCGCCACCACGTTGTCTGGATTGCCCTCGGCGCTGGCAAAGTCCAGCGGGTCAATCTGCGTGCCGTCGTTGAGCGACGTCACCCAGAACCGCTGGCTGTTGGGTTCGTTGAAGACGAAGTAGCCGTCCAGATAGCCGACCGTCACGGCGCCGGGGAAGTCCGGGTCGGTAATCTGGGCAAAGACGCCCGTGCTGGCGTTATAGATGAACGCGCTGGGGTTGCAGGCGACGAACAACTGCGTGCCGTTGTCCACCATGCTAACCGGGCCGCTGCCGTTGATCAAACCAAGTTCGGTCACGGCGAAATTGCCGTCAACGCGGTACAGCTTGCCGCCAGAAGCAACGTACAGGTAATCCCCGAAAGTCCACAGCCCTCGTACCGGGCCTTCACCCACAGTGGCTACCAATCGCAGGCCAGCACACCGCTGCAGAAACGCTGCCTCTTTGCCGCCTTCGGGGATGATTTCTGGAAACAGGTTCACCATGCGGCTGTCCGCAGCATTGACGCTGCGGGCCACATAGCTGGAGCCGAGAATCGGCGTTTTCATCAGTAATTGCCACTATACACGTTGAACCGCTGGCGAGTCGCCACCAGCGAGTACGGCAGGCTCATGATGTCGTCAGGGTTGTTGATGCGCTTCAGGTTGCGCTTGGACGTCATGGCGATGCGCTGCACTTGCGGGCTGGGCTCGACACCAAACTCAGGCGCGATCTCCATCGCCAAGTTGTAAACGAACGCCCGCAGATAGCCTGGCGGGAACGACAGCACCGTAGACAGCGTGGCCGGCTGCGTCAACTCCTCAACCGAGATGAAATGCCACTCCAGCAGCCGCGTGGGCACCGGGTAGATGTACATCTCAATGTTGGGGTAGGTCATGTTGACCCACAGCACCTGCGGGTACGTTGACGTCACGGTCTTGACCGCAATGCCGTTGTATTGCTGCTGGTTGATCAGCTTGATGCCGAAGCTGACGTTCGTGCTGGGGTCGCGGAAGTACGTCGAGTCGTCCAGCAGAATGGGCCTGTTGCCCACAAAGTCTCCCGTAGGCCCCAGCGTGCGGCTTATCGTGCTGGCGGGCCAACTGAAGACTTGATCCTGCGTCGAGAACACCGACAACCGTTCGGTGTTCCACGATTCAATCATCTGGTTCAGCGCCGTCAGCGAGTCCTGCATGACGGCAGCAGAAGACGTTTCGCCCTCTGCCAAGACGCCCAGCAGACGCAGGGCGCGGTTGATCTGGTCACCCGCGGTGGTGGACATGCTCGGGCTCCTTGCGACGGCGGCGGCCCAGCGTGTTCACGGGCGGCGCGGTGTCGGGTTCATCCTCGGTGCCGGGAGTATACCGCTCCCATCCGCTACGCTCATCGTAAGCCGCTTCCATTTCCAGCGTGGCGATCTTGGCGCCATGAATGGGGTGACGCAGATAGATGTTGGGCATAGAGAAGACGGGGGCCGAAGCCCCCGTTTTGCTTACGAAGCCATCACAACCCAGTCGGTGCCATCGCACACCAACATGGCCCAAGCACCTGCGGTGCCGGCGAGGATTGCCGTACCGGCGGTATTGGAGTTGATCGGCTTGACGTTGGACGACGCAGACACGACGGTCTGGGCGGCAATCGTCTTGATCCACACCACGCGGCCAGTGTTGGCCGAAGCAGTGGGGAACGTGACGGTGATGCTGCCCGCGCCGTTGCAGACGACGAAGTTTTCCGTGTCAGCCAGAGAGAACGAAGCCGCCTTGGTGACGGGCGCGTTCAAGTCCAGTTGCGTGCCGTTCAGAGCACCCGTGACCGCGACCGAAGCGCCAGTGATGGCGCCCGTGACGGTCACGCTCTCGAACAGCGGGTCGGCGTAGGCAACGCCGATTGCTTTGGTATCAGGCATGATGCTTCCTTATCAGGCCACGCGGTACAGCGTCCAAGCACCCGCGGCGCTCTTGCGAGCAACCATGCTTGCGCCGGTCGTGACGGGGATCGTCATGGTCAGCGAACCCGAGACAGTCCAGCCGGTGCCCGCGGCGATGATCG